GATCAGTTTGTCGAAGTCGATTGCTTTGCCGTCTTCAACATCGGCATAGAGTTCGAGCCGTTTCTCCTTAGGAATCTTAGTCAGGATTTGGCTAAAGTTTTTGATGCCGGCGTCTTGCGCCTCAGAGATCAGCTTCGTCTTTACCTCGGTGGGGATGTCCTTCAACGTTCGCTTTGTCTTCTCCACGTTGGAACGCATTGATTCGTCTAACTTATCGCCCGCTTGGGCACCAAAGTTGTTGACGATCTTGTCGGCTTGTTCAACATCACTAAGGAACTGTGGCTTGTTGGCCAGTTCCATTTCAATTGAAATTTTTCCGTCTGCCATGGTTGACCTCCCTTCGGATTAATTTGTCTTGGTTGCTTGTGCCGCCCACGCAGTGAAGAAGTCGAGTGCTTCCGCTTGGTGATCAGCGTTTCGGTATTCGTCCAGCATGTAGCGCTCTTGTGCCTCTACTAAGCTGGTAAGTTCTTCGCCTTCCAACCCAGTGCGGGGGCGACGCCGAATGTCGATGATCCGCATAAAATAAGAGGAACTAGGCAGGCCGTCTAGCAAAGCGCGAAACTTGTGCCAGTGCAGCTTACCGAGTTCCTCTTCCAAGTCGATGCCGTAATAAGCGCGAATGCTCGACCAAATAGCTGGTGCGTCTTGTGTGTATGAGAAATACTTGTCAGGATCACCCGACGCATCATTACTCACGGAATCGTCATCCGGATCGTGATAAGGTTCTTCAGCAAGATAATCTCCGATCCACTTCAAGGCGCGAATACGATCCATCGGCCCAACTGAATCAGCATTAACGAACATGCGCCACCCAATCACGCCCTTGTCGGCGTCTGTGAGGTCTTTGCGGTCGAGCAGGTCATACCAGCGCAAGACGTTATCAAACGCCAGATTCACGCGATAATCATGACCATCGGCACATCGCCAACTCCATGCTAACGGTCTAGTTAGGCTAAGCATCTTGATTACCGTCGAATTGCGGATATTCCGCATCACGGGCGTCTTTGATGGATTGGTCGGCCAAGCGCTTCACGAGGCCAAGAATGAACATCAACCCGTCAGTACTTTGGTTCAAGTCGTCATACAATTGCTTGGCTTGATCCGCACCAATAGTTTCGACGAAGAAGCCCATCACGATTTCGTGCTGTTTGTTCAAGGCATCGCGGACGTATGCGCGTTGTTCTTCGACGGGTTTCTCGTCCATTTTGTTTTCGGGATCGTCAGCAAGCAGCTTCTTGGCATAGGCGTTGGCTTGGACCCACGCGTCTTGTACCGCTTTATCCATGCCGTCTGAAAACTTGAATGTGTATTCCTTGCCTTTATACGTCAACACCTTTTGAACAGTGAGGACGTCATCTAAGTTGATAATGTTTGTTGACACTTTTGCTTCCTCCTAAAAACGCCGCCTGGGGATCATCTCCCCACGACTATGACTTTCGATAGCGACGTTTGACCAGTTGCGATTAAGCTGCAGCGGTGACAGTGATGTCGGCAGTGGCGACTTTAGCGCCGTCAGCCGTGGTCCCAGTGATCTTGGTACTGCCGGCTGCTACGCCGGTTACTTTACCGTTTTCATCAACGCTTGCGATTGTGGCATCGCTAGACGTCCACGCTAACGCCTTGTTGGTGGCATCGTCAGGTGCGACGGTAGCCGTTAATTGCACAGTCGCGCCGACTGCTACGCTAGCGGTGGCTTTATCGAGCGTTACGCCCGTCACCGCTACCGTCGTCGGCGCTACGCTTTTGGGTCTGTGTAAACGGGCTTGCCGTTGAATGCCAGCGTGAAGCTCAACGTTTGCTTGGCCCCTGGTGCACCACCGGACGTCACGATGTTGCTAATAGTCACCTGACCGACGATTGCAGAACCGTCAGCTTGCGTCCAGCGTGCCAACGTCTTTAGGTCATCCCCAAGGTCGAGGAGATGAGAGGCCACGAAGTCTTGTGCTGCATCGCCTTCCAAACGGTGGCCAGTGTATGCAAGTTGCAGACGCTTGCCAGTGACGTCGGTGGACCCATAGCCCCCACCGTCGTAATAAACGTCGTTGGCGGTGGTTTCGTTGAGGGACGGGGTGAAGTTATTGATCCCGGCCGCTAACGGTGCCCAGGTCGCACCGTTAGCGGCAGTTGGGTCCGTCCCGCCTGCAGTGTCGATTTCAAACTTGTTCGTGAAGTTCAAATTGAACTTACCGGACTTAGTTGGTACAGCAGTATCTACCATTTATATCGCTCCTTTAATTGTTCGTGTTTATCGAGTTGGCCATAGAAATTCAGGCGTATTTGTTCGTGGTTACGTTAACCGCAACGTCTGTGGTGTAAAGAAAAAAGCCTCGCGCATCGGCTTGGCTTAAACTTGGTTCGCTAGTGACTTCGATCGACTCAAAACCAAATTCGTCGGATTTGAGGTCGGTCATGTGCTTCACAAAATCCGATATCAACCACATGAGCATATTGCCGAGTTGCTGATCCTGCGTGCGGATGGCAACTTCGTAATATAAGCGAAGCTCCTGGTTGCCGGCGAAGTCTTCGTCGACTACCGTCCCATGTTGTGTCGGATAAATGCAAAGTTGATCATCCGCCGACAAAAAGCCTTTCGTGACCTTTTGCGGTAGGTCGGTGATCGTGTTGATTGCTGAAGTGAGTGTTTCCAGTGCGTTCATAATTCCAACCCTTTCAGATATGCATCACGGATGCGTTGCATCTTGACTTCGTTATGCTGGACGGCCTCGTCCCAGTGTGGCCCTGTACCCGGTGTCGTATAGTGGCTGAACGTCACCTTAGAGCCGTCCTTGCGCGTGAATCCGCCATTAAATTGAGACGCCGCGTACAAACTGTTGAAGTCAACATCCGGACCGTCAGGGGTAGCTGTGGCGCGCAGGTCGCCGTGTAACCTAGGGACGACGCCAGTGTTGTAATCAGTCAATTCCAAAGCCGCCTGACTAGCCGCAGCGTTCAACGCTCGGCTTATGGTGAAGTTGTTAAGTTTACCAGCAATGTCAGCGTCGACGTTTACTTGGACACCCATTACAGCACCTCCAATTCATACCCCCAGATAACCGGCATCCCCGGGTCGGCCAAAACGTTGACCGTGGTGATTGTGTACGGCTTGCCATCAATCTCGGCAACACCTTGCAACCACGTCTCATCGATGGCGGGCATTTCGGGGTTTTCTTTCAACCGCATGTAAATGACCGCACTAGCGACGATCTGGCGATTGTTGTTGGTACCGGAATAGATGGTGCCACGATCAACACGCACATGAGGGATTACGATTGGACTGCCATAGACTGTTTTTTGCCAATCATCTTCCCCTGTTCGTTGCTTAAGCGTGACGACATCGTTGTATTGGATTAAATCATCATCAAACATGATCAATACCTCCGTACAACAATCCCGTACCGTTCAATGCCGCAAGAGCATCATCGGAAATCACCGACTGACTTTCAGTTGCCGAATTGCTATTCGCATAAGTCTTCGATACGGTCGTCCGGCCAATAGTCTCACTGCCACCGATTGGTTGCCGTTTAGCTTGTTCGGTCGTAGTGATCCCAGAATCAGCCATGTACGAAATTTGGCGAATGACAGCACGTTTGAATTTGCTAGACCTTAATGGCCATGGGTCACTGGCAAGGTCGTTGTATTGATAGAAATCGTGTGTTTGCTCATCTAGATATTCGCTGGCCAGTTCTGCCAATTGATCGAAATTCTTAGGCATATCTGCATCAGTGATATGCGTTACTTGCATGTAATCATCTTTATCTACATAGGCCATATCATCACCTCACAAAGCCGCCGGGATTTCCCTATTGTGTATTTCAATGGCGACTAATGTTGATTAGTTAGAAGGAACTAACGCTAAAAGATCAGCCTTTGCTGTCTTACCAGTGAAATCGATGCTGTGAGCAGTTAACCATGCCTTGATTTCATCAACAGTTTGAGCATCGGTTGGCTTAACGCTACCTTTTGGATCGAATCCGTCTGATGCTGCTGGAGCATTAACGACAAGCGCCTTGGTGTCGTCTTTAAGCCAAACACCATAGTATTCGTCAACGTTTACCTTAGTTGTCTTGTGGTCAATATCACGCGCGGTTTCGACTTCCACGCCGCGTTTCATGTTAATACCAAGAGCACCAGCCTTAACAGCCAAGTAAGTACCAACAGGAATCTTGCGGGAGGTAGCAAGCTGCCAGCCGAAGATTTCACCGAGTACACCACTTGTCAGAATCTGGTCGCCAAGTTCGGAAGCTCGAGTGTAGTCAGATGCTGCAGCTTTACGGAGCTTGTTGTAGTCCTTCAAGTTCATGTAAAGCACACCACGCACTGGTGAAGAACCTTCGGTGTTGAACTCGCTGGTGTCGTCTTCAAAAGCGGCT